GCGTCGCCGACCTCGTGTCCGAGCGCCCCCGCCACAAGAAGACATCCGTCTTCCTCGACGGCGCGGCCGGCACACAGGTCGAGATCCCGCCCGACGCGCTGGGCTTCGACCTGGGCGCCGCGCTCCGATCGGGGGCCATCGCGCCGCTGCCGTGCCCCGAGCACCCCGGCGAGCATTCCGCGCGGAACGGCGCGGCGGGGGTGGGCGACGATGGCTAAGATGGCCTCGCACCCGACCCGCATCTGGCTCGACCAGTACGCGCTGGCCGCGCACCTGACCGCCACCGAGCTGAAGGTCGAGCAGACAAATCCGAAGATCGACTGCTTTGCCGACAGCGGCCCGCGCCGCATCGTGGACAACTACGACCACGCGGGCAGCCACATGGGGCTGTTCGACGCGGCGGACGACGCCCTGGACCCGGTCGTGTGGGCGCACATCGCCGCCGACACCGACCACTACCTGGCCCAGGCGTTCGGCTCGGCGGCTGAGAACGCCGTCGTCTACGAGCGCGTAGTGCGGCTGAAGGGCCAGCCGCGCAAGGCAGCCACGGGCGCCGCCGTCCTGCTCAACCTGGAGGATGAGGGCAGCGGCCCGCTGGTGCGGGGGCGCATCCTCCGCTCGGCGACCGTGACCGGCACCGGCGACGGGACGGGCCGCAACCTCGGGGCCACCAGCAGCGGCGCGCTGACGGTGGTCACCTACCGCGTGCTGGCCGTCTCCGGCACGGGGAGCATCACGCTCCAGTGCCAGGAGTCGAGCGACGACGGCGCGGGCGACGCCTACGCCTCGGTGGCCGCGTTGGCCTCGGGCGCACTGACCACGGTTGGCGTGACCAGGAAGACGACCACAGGGGCGACCGAGGCCTGGAAGCGGATCAGCGTCTCGGCATTCAGCGGGTTCACGAGCGTGACGATCCTGGCGACGGTCGGAACCGCCGCCAACACGTAGCGCGGAGCGATCCGCCACCACGATTTCTGCCGAAAACTGGAGGGCAGGCACATGGCGAAGCGCGCGAGCTGGGCGGCGAACTTCAGCGTCAACAGCGTGTCGATCGAGGATGAGCTGACGAGCATCGACCTGAAGGTCGAGCAGGAGACGTTCAAGGTCGACGGATTCAGCAACGCCGGCCCCGAGCGGGTGGTCGGCAACTACGACTGGACCGAGAGCCTGGCGGGGCATGCCGACTTCGCCAGCGGCCAGGGCGACGCCACCCTGTTCGGGTTGCTCGGCAGTTCGGGCGTGGCGGCGGCGTTCGACCCGACCGGCGCGTCGGCGGCGGCCAACGACCCGAACTACGACGGGACCGCCGTGCTGAAGAGCTACAGCATCAAGGCGGCGGTGGGCGCGCCGATCACCTACAGCGCCGAGCTGGAGGGCGCGAGCGCGCTGACCCGCTCCACCTCGTAGTGAGTCCGTACTGAGCCCAGAGCGATACCGCAGGGGCGGCCGGCCGGCCGCCCCTTTTCTGTGCCCTGGAGGGTGCATGGCGAAGCCCGTTCCCGTCGAGGTCAAGTCGGATGACTGCCTCGTCACCGTCAATGGAGAGAAGCACGCCGTCCACGAGGGCGAGAGCGTCTGGCTCTTCCAGGGCCACAGCGTCGGCGAGATGCGCGCGGTGAGCCGCCTCGCCCACCTCCAGGTGCAGGTGGACGCGCTGAAGGACGGCGGCGACCAGGAGGGGGCGATGGCGCTGCTCGGCGAGATCGACGCGCTCTTCGACGCGATCTGCGCGATGTTGGCGCCCCGCGTCGTGCGCTGGACCTGGACGGACCTGCGGGGCAACCCGATGCCCCAGCCGGACGGCACGGCGGCGTTCCTGGCGCGGCTCGAATCGGAGGAGCTGTTCTGGCTCCTGCAGGCGGCGAAGGGGGAGGCCGGGGGCGGCCGAAAAAACGACTAGAGGCCCTCGCCGACCACCTGCTCGGCTACCGGCTCACCGACGAGCCGGAGGTGCAGCGGTGGGGGCCGCAACCGTACGAGGGCGCGGTGAGCGCCCTGCTCCTGGAGTTCCCGGCCTACACCCTCGAAACCCTGGAGCGGGCCGACCTGCCGACCCTGCTGGCGATTCTCGATTACCGCCGCGCGCAGGAGGCGATCCGCCTCTTCAACGACGGCGAGCGCGGCTTCGAGCAACTACAGAAACGCCCCGATCTGCTGGACTTGCTGCTGGATCTGGGGCGGGCGCAGGGCGGCCCTGCGACCACATTGGACGACGTACTTGGCGCGCTGCGCGAGCAGCAGCCGAAGGGAGACGAACCGGATGGCTAGCGGCGCCGAGCTGGCGATGATCCTCCGGGCCAAAGACGAGGCCTCGGCGGTCTTCGACAAGGTCAAGGGAAGCGCCGGCGGGATGGCGTCGGGCATCACGTCGGCGATGAGCGGCCTGGCGCTGGCCGGCGGCGCCGTCAGCGGCGTGATCGCGCTCGGCTCGGCGGTGGCGGGCGCGGCGCAGTCGATGATCGGCGGCAACGTCGCGATGGAGACGTACCAGACGCAGCTCACCACGCTGATGGGATCGTCGGACGCCGCGAAGGAGCGCATCGCCCAGCTCGCCAAGATCGGCGCGGAAACGCCGTTCGAGCTGACGGAGCTGGTCAAGGCCGAGAAGATCATGATGGGGTTCGGCTTGAACACCGAAAAGACGATGCAGCTCTCGGGGCGGTCGTTGGACCAGTACCGCACGGCGATCGGCGACATGGCGGCCGCCACCGGGGCGCCGCTCGACGAGGTGACGCTGCTCTGGTCGAAGTTCGGCAGCGGGGCGACCGGCGAAGCGATCAGCCGCCTCCAGGAGCTGGGCATCGTCACGCGCGAGCAGATGGCCGAAATGGGCATCGAGTTCAGCAAGAGCGGCGAGCTGGTCAGCCCGATCCCTGAGGCGATGAAGGTCGCGATGGACCTGGCCGAAAAGAAGATGGGCGGCGGCATGAGGGCGCTGTCGTCCACCTTTGCCGGCCAGATGAGCACGCTCAGCGACAACTTCAACCAGGCGAAGACGATCCTAATGGCGCCGATCTTCGACGTGCTGAAGTCGGGCCTGACCAGCCTGAACGAGGTGCTGAGCGGCGAGCAGTTCACCGCCTTCGTCAAGTCCGTGGCCGAGCAGGGGGCCGCGTTCATCCAGACCGCCATCGAGATCGGGTCGGCGCTGGCGGGGCTGTTCAACGGCGGTGACGACTGGGAAGGCGTCGGGGCGCTGCTCGACCAGTTCTTCCCGCCCGAAGTGTCGGACGCCATCATGGCGACGATCTCCGACCTGGGGGGGCTGTTCGACGCGGTGTTCGGAGGGGACATCCCCACGGCCATCGGTGCCGCGCTCCTCGTCATCGAAGATCTCGGGAACCTGATCGCCTCCTCCGTCGAGTCGTGGGCGTCGGCGTTCGCCGCGTGGGTGGACGGCGCCGACAGCGGCATGATGGACGGCCTGGGTGAAATGGCCTTATCCATGCAGGCGTGGCTGCTCGACACTGCGCTTGTCATCGTTGAGAAGCTGGCCGTGTGGGCGGGCGCGTTCGTGGACTGGATTGCCCCGAAGATCCCCCCCATGCTTGCGGCGCTAGGTGGATACCTGGCGTCCCTCGCTGGATGGTTGATAGGCACGGCGCTTCCCCTGATCCTCTCCAAGTTGCTGGAATGGGGCGCGGCGTTCGTGGAGTGGGTGGCGCCGCGCATCGGGCCGCTGCTGGCTGCGCTGGGCGGGCTCCTGCTGGCGCTGGGCGGCTGGCTGCTCGGGACGGCCCTGCCGGCCATCGTGAGCCAGTTGCTCCAGTGGGGTGACGCCTTCACGGCCTGGGTGATGCCACGCATCCCTGAGCTACTGCTGGCCCTCGCCGGGCTGCTGGTGCAGTTGACGCTCTGGATCGGCCAGCAGGTTGCGGCCATCGGCGTGGCGCTGGCCGCGTGGGGTGTGGCGTTCATCGCCTGGATTGCGACGGACGTGATACCGGCCCTGCCGGGCGCGCTGGTAGCCATCCTCAACGCCGTAACGGGCTGGATTGGCGAGGCTGTCGGCTCAGTGCGCGAAGGGGCACGCGGCATCGGCCAGGCCATCATTGACGGCATTGCCAACGGCATCAGCGCGGGCATCGGCGCCATCAGGAGCATGGCCGCCAACGCGGCTAACAGCGCGCTGGAGGCCGCAAAGTCGGCGCTCGGCATCGAGTCGCCGTCTACGGTTTTCCGCGATGAGGTCGGGAAGATGATCCCGGCCGGGTTGATTGAGGGCATCGACGCGCTGCAACCGACGCTAGACGCGCGGGTGACTGGCCTCACGGCGCCCGCTGGCATCCGGCCGACTGCTGCGCCGACATTCGCTGGCGCAGCAACACAGGGCGGCGGCGTGACGGTGGTGTTTCAGGGGCCGGTCTACGGCTGGCCCGATTTCGAGGGTGCGGTGATCGACGCCGTGGGCGGCGGCTGGCGTCGCGGCGTCAGCCTGGGGGTGCGGTAGCGATGACGGCAGGTACGACAAACTTCCCGGGCTCACTCGACTCGCACACCAGCGCGTCGCCGCTCGGGTTTGGCGAGGTCAACAATCAGGCGTACACCCTGAGCACCGCCGCGCACACCAACAGCGCCACCACGATCACGGTAGCCAGCACGTCGGCATTTCCGACGAAGGGGTATCTGGTCGTCAAGCGCGAGCTGATCTCGTACACCGGCAAGACCAGCACGACGTTCACCGGCTGCACGCGCGGAGTCGGCGGCACCACGGCGGCGGCGTTCCTCTCTAGCACGCTGGTCGAGCAGGTGCCGGTAGCGGCCAACCACAACGACCTGGCGGCGGCCCTGGTCGCCGTTGAGACGCAGATGGGCGCGCGGTTGGCCTACTTGACCAGGAAGAACCGCGTCATCAATGGCGACATGCGGGTTCAGCAGCGCACGACGCTCGGCAGCACCGATGACAGCTACACGCTCGACCGTTGGACGCTGCTGCTTGAAGCGTCTAGCGCGGCGGCTGCCAGCCAGGAGACGAGCGACGTACCCACTGACGGCAGCAAGTACGCGCTAAAGCTCACCGTTGGCTCGGGCGAGGACAACAAGTTCGGCATCGCCACCTACATGGAGTTCCGAGACGTTGCCGATTTGCGCGGC